GGAACTTACAGCGCAACTTGAGCAAGTCCAAATTGATTTAAACTCGATAAAATTAGATAAAGCCATCAGGAAACTTAGTGATGTTTGATTTTTTTAGCATTAAAAAACTATATGAAGACCTCGACTATTGGAAAATGATTGGTATTGATTCAGACCTTTATGAGTGTCCAAGTCATAGACTAGAGTATTTACCCTTGGTGACTGAGGCTAAGAAACTTCACTACCATGGTCCAGAAATAACAGAGTATGTGCTTTTAAAACTCATGCTCGAATATAAAAAACCTTGGTACAAGAAAAAATATCTTTGGTACTTGATAAAATTGAAAATCAAAAAAATATTTGGTATGATTAAATTATGAGCAATAAAATTAAAATATTTTGTAAATACGACGAGTTATGTGATCCGAAAAAATTAAAGAATCACCCAAAAAATCGTAATAAACACGGCCAAGACCAGATTGATAGACTTGCAGAGCTTTACGAATATCATGGCATTCGACACCCTATTATAGTTTCAAAATTAACTGGCTACATAGTAGCAGGACATGGACGAAAGCTTGCAGCAATTAGAGCAGGGATTAAAGAAATGCCTGTGACTTATCAAGATTTTGAAACAAGTGAAGCTGAGTACGCATTTATTCAATCAGACAATGCTATTGCCGAATGGTCGGAATTAGATCTAGCTGGAATAAATGCCGATCTTGCAGACCTTGGGCCTGATTTTAATATTGATATGTTAGGATTAAAAGATTTTAAGCTTGATCTCAATGAGCAAGATTTTGAGCCTGGTTCAGAAGATGATCAAGGTAAACTTGACGAAAAACAAATGACTAAATGCCCTAGTTGTGGAGATATTTTTGATCATGCAAAAAACAAAGCCTGAATTAAAAATTGATTGGGCGACTCACGAGGCCGCAAAATATGCTTGTGAGAATTGGCATTATTCTAAATGCATGCCAGCTGGCAAGACTGTTAAGATAGGTGTCTGGGAATTTAATAAGTTTATTGGTGTAGTTATATATAGCTACGGAGCTAATAATAATGCAGCCAAATCTTTTGGTGTTTCTCAGTATGAATGCTGCGAATTAACTCGTGTAGCTCTAACCAATCACTATACCCCAGTATCAAGAGTGCTATCTATAAGTATAAAGATGCTTAAGAAAGTGTGTCCAAAGTTAAAAGTATTATTTAGTTATAGCGATCTATCAGATCAAGGCCATCATGGAGGTATCTATCAAGCAAATGGATGGACCTATTTAGGAGAAAGAAAGACCTCTAACAAAGGTGCATATTATCTAATTAATGGAAAACAAATGCATGGTAGATCGGCTAGAGCTAAGTATGGGAATGAAAAAAACTTCCCTAAAGGCTGGTCTCATGTTGCATCTAAAACAAAGCATCTATATGTTAAAATTTTAGATAATGACTATACATTAAAGTTTAAACAATATTGCTATCCTAAGCGCGCATCTAGTGTTGAATCTGGCACGTCTGAATTCCATTCAGAAGGGGGAGGTGAAAGTCCGACCGATGCGCTCCAATTCGATGATTTTAAAACAAACAAAAAAATGAATGGGATATAATATGGCTAAAGGATTCAAAGGTCCAGGAATGGGTGCACCTAAAAAATTTTTTGATTGGGACTTTGTTGATTCACTTTTAAGATTAAATGCATCATTAGAATATATTTGCGAAGAATTGATAAAAAGAGAAAATCAAGAAATAAATATTAAAACACTAAATGCCAAAAAAAAATTTGTTGAAAGAAGAATACGAGAAAAATTTGATTTAACTTTTGTCGATTATAAAAGCAAAAGACTTGAGCCGAAGAGACTTAGCTTATTTAAAAAACAATATGACGTAGCTATGTCGGGTAATGTAACTATGCTTATTTGGTTAGGAAAACAACTTCTTGGTCAGACAGATGTTGAAAAGTCTGAAGTTAAAAGAATCAGTAATGAGATAGATGATATAAACGAGAAAGTTAATCTTTTAACGCTGGTAAAGTGATGATCAAAGTCGATGCAATGAAAAAACTCATTGCTAATTTAAAGCCCGTACAAAAAGAGATGCTTTCAAAATTTATTAGTTCACAGAAAAGAAGCAATGTTTTCCATTGTTCAAGAAGGCTTGGGAAGACTTACCTTTTATGCGTGCTCTCTGTTTTATATGCTTTAAAAAAAAGCAATGCACAGGTGCGCTATGCTTCAGTAACTCAAAAAGCAGCTAGAAAAATGGTTCATCCTATATTTAAAGAGCTTTTTTCTAAAATCCCCTTAAGATTTCACGGCAAATGGAACGGTCAAGAGGGAGCTTATATTTTTAAAAATGGCTCTATGATACACATAGTAGGGGTTAATGGTGGGCATAGTGATGATCTCAGGGGAACTGCCACTGACTTGGCAGTAGTTGATGAGGCATCCTTTGTCGATGAGTTAAGTTATCTTGTTGACTCTGTACTAATGCCTCAACTTTTAACGGTTCAAGATTCTAGACTTATCATGGCCTCAAGCTCCCCAATCTCTCCCAGTCATGAGTTCGTCGATTATATTAATAAATCAAATTTAGATGGAACTTATCACAGCTACACAATTCACGATGGCAACTATGATGAAAACTTAATAATTGAGTTTTGCAAAGAAGCTGGCGGCGAAGAAAGTACAGCCTGGCAAAGAGAATATCTTAATAAAATTATTGTGGACTCGGATTATTCTATTGTGCCAGAGGCTTCAAAGTTAAACTTTGGGATTACAAAATCAGAACACTATAAGTATTTTCATAAGTACGTCGCTATGGACATTGGAATTAAAGATCTAACATTTATCATCTTTGGTTATTATGATTTTCTAAGGGCCAAACTTTGCATTGAGCGAGAGTTTATTATCAATGGGCCTCAAATGACCACTCCTTTAATAGCTGATAATGTCGCTAAAATTGAGTCTGAGTTATGGGGCGATTGGGAAGTAAATAAAAGAATCTCAGACAATAATAATCTCTTATTGCTTCAGGACTTAGGTTACATTCACGACTGCCACTTTCTCCCCACATCTAAAGATAGTTTAGAGGCAATGGTTAACGAGATGAGGATCTGGGTTAAAGATGATAGGATAGAAATATCTGAAGATTGCCCCATGCTTATGGAATCTTTAAAATATGGATTTTGGAACGAGTCACGAAGCTCCTGGGGTTATTCTAAAACACTTGGACATTTCGACGCAATCGCAGCTATCATGTACTTGATTCGGAATGTAGACGTATTCACTAACCCAATACCTGTAAGGGTTGGGCCAAATGAAATCTTGATAGAATACGAGAATGAATCTTACTCTGCGCTAGAATCAATTTTAAGATAAATTATGGAGGATTTTTTAAATGGCAAATATTTATTGGGCGGCAGAAACTAACGAGAACATTTCATCTGAAATTATAGCTAAATGGGGAGACTATAAAAAGTATCTTTTGCAGAGTGGGATGCTGAGAATTTTGAGAAAATCATATCAATGTTACTATGGGGCTCCTGATATAAAGGACGTCGATCAATCTCTAAAAGCAATTCACGTCAATAACTACGCTTCAATCTTAAGAAACCTTCATGTCATGATCACAAGCTCTCGTCCAGCTTGGTCTTGCAGAGCTATCAACTCAGATCTTGAGAGTCAAACAAGTGCAGAGCTTGGCGAAGGCTTACTTGATTATTATATGAGAGAGCAAGGCATTGAGGTTAAGTGCAATAAGGCCACTGAGCTTGCTCTATTTTTAAGAGAAGGCTGGGTGGTTGTTGATTGGGATGTAAATAAAGGCGATGTTATAGCCTACGATGAGAATCAAAATCCAATCTTTGCCGGGGATGTTGAAGTCAATACTTACTCGATGATAGATGTTTGTCGAGACATTTACAAAAGAGATGCAAACCATGATTGGTATATTGTTCGCAAATTTGTGAATAAATTTGATCTGGCTGCAAGCTACAAAGATCTAGCTGATAAAATTGTGACTATCTCTGAAGACGAAAGAAATAATTTTGAATACGAACTTAATCCAGTTCAAAACCGTTTGATGACTTCAGAGAGTGATCTTATTCCAATGTACACTCTTTACCATGCTAAGACTCCAGCTTTACCAGAAGGTCGCTTAGTGATCTGTTTAGACAAAGATATTACACTTTTTGATGGGCCACTCCCTTATAAAAAACCTTACTTGTTTGCTATTAGCACGACTCTCCAGCAAGATTTTGCCTTTGGTCATTCAAATATGTTTGACTTGCTTCCACTGCAAGATGCGATTGACTCAACTTTTTCGGCCATTCTTACAAACCAGGCAGCCAATGCGGTTCAGAATTTCCAGATGCCTAAAGGATCAGGGATTA